CTGTTGGATCCAACATTTCAAGGTCGATATCCTTTTTGTAACCTGCTGCGTATCCCATACGACCTGTAACAGATTCTGCGTGTAGACGTACCCACTCCATAAGAGCTTGAGCCGCTGAAGGTCCGATTGGGTCACGGAAGTTGACGTTTATTGGTTGCCAGTTAAATCTACCAGCAACGTAAGTAGAAGTATTCAAAAATTGAATCTCTGTTGATCCGATTGTAATGTGAGGTCTTGCCGCAGACTCCACAAACCACTCGTTAATACCTAATGTCGAAGGAAATCTCAAAATGAATCGATTCTGACGTTTCGGTTCATAAGGTATTGGCATTTTCATCAGTAAGTCAGCCATAGTATATTAATTTTGTTTTTTTGTTTATAACTATAAATATATCCTCGAAAATTTTTTTCTATTTACTTATTCGAGGAAAAAAGATATTCATTTATTCCATCTTTGATTTCTTTCCAGTTCCAGTATAATAAGTTTTAACTATGTTATCTGGTTCTTTATCAAATCTTTTCTTCATTACTTCTACATTTCTAATATCATCATCTGAAAATCCAATACTAGGAACAAACTTATTAGCAACATCTTTTTTAAGGAATGCTCTTTTATTAAGTAATGCAGCCATGGCTTTTATGTAATCAACAAACCCTTCCATCGCTTTAACTTTAGCTTCTTCAGGATTGGACGCACCTCCTTCGTCTCCAAAAGAAACGGGGTGGTACTTGTTGAGTTCCAAATATGATTTAATTAATTCATTGTCGGTCATTTCTTCTTCACCCACAAACGAACGGTACTTTCTTAAATTTTTAATTAGTTGTTCCTTACTAATACCATTGAAGTCATTGATGATATAATTGTAAACCCCTTGTTTTAAAGTGTTTGGATTGTGTCCTCTCGCAGTAATAATTGAAAAAATTGATCCGTTATTGATTGCCTCTCTAAAGTCGTCAAACGCAGGACCTACTTTAGCTTTCATCGCATCAATCAAAAATTGTTTGTCTCCTTCAGTTCTGAAGTTTCTAAATGGATTTTCCGCAAACCCTACAATTTTTTGACCATTGTAATCAAAGTCTTCTTTTCCAATCTTAGTCCTGTATTCCGCAAAATCTGCGGTAGACATACCAACCTCATCACCGTCTTCGTCTTTCAATACAATTTCAGTTGGCATATGAACAATATTATCATCCCAATCAAAGGCGTAATATTTCATATCCGGTGAACCTTTCGTATCAAACCCTTCTTTAAATTCTTTCTTCATGTTTGGCTAAAAAAGGGGGAGATTAACTCCCCCATTATTTTATTAGATATTTTCGAAAGTAGCACCTGCTGGTGTAATCAAGAATTCAATATCAATGAATTCAAGAGCTTTCGTTGGTTTCAAGTAAATTTTACCTGTTAGTGTGTTTCTGTCAAGATCTTCAGGTGATGAAGAAACTGTTACACGGAAGTCGTAAACACCTCTGTCTCTTCTGATAGAATCCATGATTGGATTTACAGCGTCTAAGAATTGTTGTCTTACGATTTCATCGTTTTGTTCGAACAGTAATCTTACAGCTACCGCTGAAATTAACTTACGAGCTTGTAAAAGAAGTCTTCTAACATTCAATCTATCAAGAGCAGATTCTGCAACTTGAAGTGTCTTGTTACCCCAAATTACTGTACCTACGTCAGAGAAAGTTGCAATTGGGTTGATTCTTCCTTTGTATAAAGTATCTCTATCTTCTTGAGTCAATTTCTTTCTAGCTTTGATTGAATTAACAAGACCTCTTGTGTAACCCGCTGATGCGTACCAAGGGAACGCAATGTTATCTGTTAGAGCTAAGTTTCTACAAACTTCTCCTGTTGAAGGAATATAAAGTTGTGTATTGTTAACTGTATCTCTTACAAGAATCCATGGGTAGTAAGTTGCTGTGTAGTTCGAATCGATACCAGTGTTTTCTAAGTTATTAACTGCTTCAGTTGGATAAATAAATCCGTTGTTATCAACAGTTGACGGATCAAACATGTCGTAGTCAGGAGTTGTAACGATATAGATTGAGTCAGCTCTGTCATCTTCAACCATATCAACAGCATATTCTGCTAAACCACTATTGTTAACATAGTCGATACCTGGACTTACAAATACGTTAATATTTGTTGCCTCAGGGTTAGCGAATGTTGATATACCTAATTGGTATGCGTAGTAGTCAGTGTTTGCCCAATCAGATACTTGATCACCTACTGCGTAGTTTCTAAATGCTCCCCATCCTGTAGCTGTTGGGTATCTTGATGAAGCACAAGCTCCTTTTAAGTACCCTGATCCACCTAAGATATAGTCATCTGTGTTTGTTCTTGATTCTCTGTAGATATCCCAACCATCAAAACCACCCGCTAAACATACTGTGAATTTTCTTGCGAATAATCTGAAGTAAGGATTTTCAGGAGATGTTGGTTCTTGGTTGAAACTAGCATCACCAACTTCGAAAGCTGATTGACCACTAGTCATGAATGTGTTACCGATTGTTACAACAGTAGCACCTGAGTCCATGTGGAAACCTTTAGTCTTATAGTTCCAAGGGTTTTCAATATTTGTTTGACAATGATCTATGATATTTTGGAATCCTTTGAATTCTAAGAATGATTCGTCAATACCTACTGTGTTAGAGAAACCTAAGAATGTTCTTCTTACGTTATCACCTGCACTTGTAACTTGGTTACTACCACCATTAGTCGTTCCAAATGGAGGATTGTAAATCACTTGACCTGGGAAATAGTATTCTGTTTTATAGATAGGAATTGGAGATTGAATATCACCTGAGTAATCTCTCATCACATAACCTTCGAATCCACAAGGTAATGCATCAATTGGATACTCTTCAGATAACTCAATCATTACAAAAGCCGAATTTAATGAGTATTCTCCGTCAGAAGAACCGATCTTCTTAGCTACGAATGAATTACTATTTGGATCCATTGTACAGTTTGTGAATTTCTCTAACACAACTGGATTTGCATCTGTATCAAAGAAATCTCTAATCATAACGTCAAACGTACTGTTGTTGAATGACATGTTCATGATTGAAATTTTGATTTCAGTATTAGCTGAATCTCCGTCAGATATAGAAATAAATTTAAATAGATTGTAAACTTTATTACCTCTTAATTCAGAAACAACCCAAGGTGTTTTAGGACTTTGGTATTGGAATAAATTATTTGCAATTGAACTTACGTTACCGTCTCTTGCTTCAGGTAATGCAGTTAAGTCAGGGTTAATACCACGGATATATCCATTATTATAAGCCCAGTTCATCATTGTTTGATAGTACTCCTCTACAAATAAAGGAACTTCGAATCTTGATTTAGTGAAGTTTGCAATACTCAATACTTTTGTAATGTATTCTGAATCAGAAGATTGGAATGAAGTTTCAAAAGAAAAAGTATCTCTAACACCATTCTCATCTGGTATCGTAATACCTGATATTGCAAATGTTGAGAAAGGATTTGATGTAATTGCTGAATATGCACCTGATGTATCGATAACAACATCTGTTAGACCTGATACTTGATATCTTGGACCAGCTGTTGTTGAATTGTATAAACTAATTCCTCTTGATCTTAAAGTTGCAACAACTAAATTATCATACTCTGTGTATGAACCACCTGAGAAGAAATATGCGCTTCCCGATACTGTACCTGTGTAAGAACCGATTGATGTATTTCCTGAGATACCATTAGCCACAGGCATAATGTAGTTAGTAAAAGAAAAACCAGTATATCCACTTAAAGATGTGTCAGGTTTATTGAATGTTGCATAATACCACTCGTCATTACTTTCTGCAGAAAAAACGATATTGTTTAAATCTAAGTCACTAACACTTAACGCATTTGTAACTCCAGTGAAAGTACTTCCTGTTAAATCAGTAAGATCATTAGTATCAATTGAACCATAAACATATAAACTTGTTCCTGATGTAGTACCAGATGCTTTCATTATATCAACTAATTGATTAGTAATATCAGTCTTGAAAGAACTTTGTGTTCCGTTGTTTTGAGTAAACGGAGTATTAAGGTTATCCCAAATAATATCAGGTAATGTCCCTTGATTTAAGGTTATTGTCGAAGAAGTACTTCCTGTAGTACCTGTAAAAGTAAATGAAAAATCTACACTAGATCCTGATTGACCTATTGTAGAAGGATTGACATTTGCAATTGTTGTGATAGACCAAGAAGGACCAGCGTCATAACCTGACAAACCAAGAATTCTTGTAACAAACAATTGGTTAGATTGTTGTAAATAAGACTTTGCGATATACGCCGCCTCATATTTAGGGATTTGTGTATTCACAAATTTTTCAGGAGATGTTGGTCCGAAAATAGTTGTGAATTCATCATAATTCGTAATGAATATTGGTTCGAAGGCAGGTCCCTTAAGGGTTTCTCCAACGATACCTAATGTTGTTACACCGACACTCTGCGCCACGAAGGATAGGTCGGTCTCTGTAGTGTAAACACCAGGTGATACAAATACTTTTTGTGTTGTTGCCATTATTAAAAAGTTCTAGCTTGATTTATTTTATCATAAATATTAAATTAAACACAAAAATCTTTACTCCTGAATATGTATTTGTAAATTAGGATACTTTTTTCTTCCTTTTTTCTGCCCATGAAAACACCATTGAAAACCAAAAAAGAAATCAAAAACATCAAGATCTCAGTTGAGTCTCATGATAAGTTAAAAAAGTACTGTGACAAAAGGGGTATTAAAATTTATAAATTCCTAGAGAATTTAATCTTCGAAAAGTGTAAAGAAAAAACAGATCTTTACGGAGAAGATTAAATAAGTGTTGAAATATAAACAATTGAAGAGGACTTTGTATTGTCGACAGGTGTTACTTCCAGTCTCAATGTATCTCCTGTAGTTATCTGAATTGTTGACATATCACTTCCATAGAAATAGTCATTCAAGTAAACATCATAGGTATTAACATTAACCAAACTATTGAAATTTAAATTTGCAGTATACTTGAAATTTTCAGTATATGTTGTTTCTCCAGCATCCAAATTAAATGTCAACGAGAATGTTGTTGCGTTTTCAGGATAAACTTTCTTTTTACCTTTTTTTCTATTGTTAACAGTTTCTAATAATTGAACTGTTCTTGAAATTGCTGGCTTTACTTCAAACTCTTCTTCGTCAATCAAGAATCCCATCATTAAGAAATCATAACTTTGAATATAATATTTTCTTTTTTCTAATTCTAAAACCGATTCGTCCGAAACGTTTTGTAAAATGATTGGAACGTAATGACCTTTAACAAAGGTATAGGCTTGTCTTGATGCAAATTTTTGCATTACAATTTTATTCAATTGGTTCAACTCTCTCATTCTATTACAAATGAACTTCAAACTATAAGTAATGTCCACAGGAACAGGTTGGGGGATTGTATAGATATCCACACCTTTTCTTTGACCATCCCAAGTAGGAACCGTTGCAAAATAGTATTGTCTTCTGTTTGGGATATTATAAATCAAAGCAGGGTTTGATCCATATTTCACTTCAGGATTTCGAACCACAGTTATGAATGGAACGTTTACGTTTTTATCCAAATCCGAGAAGTTCCAAGTTTCTGTAAACTGTGCCCAGTTTTGAGTTGTGATCATGATATCAACCGTAGGTACTATCTTACCTGAAGTTACCGTCTTTAAATCATTCTTAACAAAGTCGAGCATTCCTCTATCTAAGTCAGCATGTAAAACTGATTTAGGTAAGTAGGTACCATCTCTTGTGATATAATCCAAAAGTTGTTCTCTACGTGCCAATAATTCCTTTTGAGGAACTAAATCGATTTGTTTTTTTATTTGTTTCGGAAACGGCATATTCTATAATTATAATCCTCTAAATTCGTTAGCGGTTACAGGTGTTGCAAGTATTGTCCTATAAAAAGGTTTATATCCACCATAAGTGTGTTTATTGTCTGAGTTAACCCTACCATCATCAATAACAGAATAATATCTAACTCTATTTTCAGTTTCGTAATATCCTAAATAATCACCAAAATCGACTGAGATTTGTAAATCATCTAAAGTTTGTTGATATACCGATACTCTCAAATTACCTGGTTCTGATTGATTAATTCTTGATCTACCCAACATCTGATTCGTTGGTGCCATGATTTGAACATATCCCTTGAACTCTACAGGAGGTAAAAATTGAATTCCATCTTGTAAAGCTTCACCATATACGTCATCTGTCTTTGTCTTATTCTTATCAACCTTATAAAGAACCAAAGTAAAGTTCATATCACCTTCGAGCCACTCTTCACCCATACCAATATCCAAGGCAAAATCCTCCCCACCAAAAAACTTACCTAATCTCGTAATTGGAACTTTCTTATCCATATGTTGATAAATACTTCAGAAAGAATTATATTTGAAACATTAGCACCTAATGGGTATTGAAATCAGTTTAGAATCGAAAGCCTTGTCTCTACTTGAGAGTTATGAAGGTTCCAACAATTACATACAGGAACTTAAGAGGAAATCTGTGCTTAATAAAAAGTTCTACCCAACGAGAAGTCAATCAGAGTATATTATTAATAACCATGACAAACAACCTAAGGTTGCTAAGAAGTGGGTTGTTCTCGATTCTTACTTCTCACAAAAATTAGCCGACGATAAGTTATACACTGAAATACCTAAAAAGGTGTGGGTTGAGAAGTTGTTGGCGGAAAAAGAAAAAGCATTTCATATTTGGGGTCGAGTTTTTGAGACAGAACAAATGCATGAATTTTGGTTACCAAAAGCTTCCATAATCAAAGACAACTCGGTGAAAGATGTTGTTATTGATTACGAGAAGTATTCTCATAGACCCCCATTGTCACATCAGAAAGAGGCGATTCAAAAGTTAGTTGAGAACAAAAAATATGTTTTGGCGGATGACATGGGTCTTGGTAAAACAACATCCACAATCATATCAGCATTAGAAGCCAAATCAAAAAAAACCTTAATCATTTGTCCTGCATCTTTAAAGATTAACTGGCAAAGAGAGATTGAGAATTATTCAAATAAATCAGTTTTCATTGCGGAAGGTAAAAATTTTAGTACAGATCACGATTTTGTTATAATAAACTACGATATCATAAAAAATTTTCATGACCCAAAGAAGAAAGACGATTCGCAAATTCTTAGAGCCAATTTTGATTTGGTGGTTATTGACGAAGCACACTATATTAAGAATTCTCAAGCCCAAAGAACCAAACTTATAAACGACATTGTAAAAAATGTTGATAGACTTTGGTTGTTGACTGGTACTCCGATGACTTCAAGACCCATAGATTATTATAATCTCTTGAATCTTGTTGATTCACCCGTTGCCAAAAATTGGATGGCGTATGTTATCCGATACTGTGAAGGGTATCAGTTTAAAGTTGGTGCTAGAAAAGTTTGGAATGTTATGGGTGCATCCAATCTTGAGGAACTTAGAGACAGAACATCTAACCTTGTTTTAAGAAGGTTGAAAGAAGACGTATTGGATTTACCTGATAAAATTATTACTCCTGTTTACCTTCGATTAAAATCAAAAAAATATGAAGAGGTTATGGGTGACTATTACAATTGGTATGAAAAAAATCCTGATGAGAGTAAGTCACTTACAGTTCAATTTACAAAGTTAACACAAGTTCGTCAGGTGATTGCCGATGAAAAAATATCACAAACAATTGAACTTGCAGAAAACATTATCGAACAAGATAAAAAAGTTATTATATTTTGTAACTTTACCAACTCATTAGAAAAAATTGTAGAACATTTCGGTAAAGCTGCGGTTCGTCTTGATGGATCAATGTCAAAACCCGATAGACAAAATAGTGTTGATAGATTCCAAACAGATCCAAAAGTAAAAGTTTTTGTTGGGAACATAAAAGCTGCCGGTGTTGGTATTACATTAACAGCAGCGGAAGCGGTAATCATGAATGACCTTTCATTCTTACCATCCGATCACTCTCAAGCAGAGGACAGAGCTTACAGATATGGTCAAAAAAACAATGTATTAGTTTACTATCCAATCTTTGAAAACACAATCGAAGGTATAATCTACGACATCCTAAATAAGAAAAAACAAGTTATTGCTACGGTTATGGGTGACATCAAAAATGATGTAGATTTGGTGGAAGAAATTATGAAACAAATTAATGAACGTAAACAATAACGACTTTCGGATTATTTATATTAGAATAATCCATCGATATGAATAGAACAGAAGAGAAGATTAAACAACTAGAAACCCAAATAATAGAAAATCACGTTACCGAAGAAACCAAGTTGTTAATCTCAGAAATGAAAAAAATCGGAATAGAGAAACTTCCCTATTCTTACTCAGCCCTCAAAACGTTTATTGA